GCGCGAGTAGTTGAGGCGGTCATCTGTTGTAAAACGTTACATGAGTAACGCTTGAGTATTTATACACAGTTATAATTGAACATAAAAAAAGAGGGTCGGATGACCGACCCCCCTTGATTCGGATGTGACCGATGGATCACATCAAATTCTTAACGAGAACGCGTCTGTAGTAACGGTTAGCGTTAAGTTGCAGGCGTCCGAGACCCTGTTCGGTGCCTTCAGCGAATGGGTTAGCGACCATGCCGTAGCGGGTCTTAAATCCAATCTTGGGCTGGAAGGTGTTCTCGCCAACTGCACGTACCATCTGCAGAGGTACATATGGGCAGTAGAAGATACCTGCGTCATAAGGTGAGGTTCCCTTATAACCAACAACGTAGTACTGGTTAGCAGCAACGTTTGCAGAATATGGGTCGATGTAGACTCTGTACTTACCGTTCAGAGTACCAGCAAAGGTGTTGCCAGCGTCATCAACGTTGAGGTTAGCATTAAGTGCTGGGGTGTAATCCAGTACGCCTGCCATGGTGAGTGCAGAAGCAACGTCAGCAGAGCAAAGGATAACGTTGCCCTTTCCTCTACGAGTTCTTTGTGCAATCGCGTTAGCATCGCGCTCGATCTGGAAGATCAGACCCTTGAACTTCTCAACTGACCAACGACCGTTGGAGTCGATGTCAAGGTCAAACTGACCAGCAGTTGCAGTGTTAGCAACAGCACCCTGTTCAGCAACCTTGTAGATGGTTCTGATGACTTCGCGGTTGATCTCAGCAAGAATCTCAGTTGAGAGAATGTTTGCGAGTTCCGCTTCAGCGTTCAGACCGTGGATTGCCTTGAGGTCCTGTGCCAGTTCCAGGGAGTACTCAGCTTTGAGTGCTCTTGACTTAGCGGTTACGGTGACTTTCTCGATCGAGAATGCCATCTCGTTGAAGGCGTCATTGCCAGAACCATTGAGGTTCTCAGCGTCGCCTGTTGCCATACCCTGACCAACGTTATATGGTGAAGGGTTGGTAACAGCGGTTCCAACTGGGTTCAGTGCAGATGGGTTCGAACCAACTTGGTTGGTAGTACCGAAACCAACTGGACCATCGCTGTAACCAGCGGTGAGGTCGAATCCTGCGTCCTGACCAGAGAATGCAGAGTTGGGTTCGTTGTAGAATGCCTCAGGACCGCTCTGGCTCTCATAACGGGAGCGCATTGCGAAGATCAGTCCAGTAGGACCGCTCATTGGCTGAACGCCAGCCAGATCATAAGCGATCAGGTTGGGCATGGAGCGTCTGATCAGTGAGATCAGAACGGGGTCGAAACCTGCGGTAGGACCAGCAGCTGCTGCGCTGCCACCAAATCCGCCTGATGCACCAGCAGCGTTTGCGCTATTGGTTGGGGTTTCTGCCAGGTATGAAGAACCTGATTCGAATGAAGCTTGCTCCTTGAGGAACTGCTCTTGGTTTTCCAGCAGGACTGCGGTTACCGCTCTACGATGTGAATCCTTGATTTTATCAAGACCCTCATAGTCGAGGAGAGGTGCCCACTTTTCCTGCAGATGCTCGGAATGGAACATTTGCTTTTCTCCTAAAAGTTAGTTTGGTTTAATGTTAAATTCAGTTTTATTTTGCAACTGAGGACAGTGCTCTCAGATATGAAGTCATGTCTCTTGTATATTGAGGCGATTCCTCAACAGACTTAACTCCCTCTGAAAGGGTTTCTGTCTTTGCTGCTTCTGGAGTTGCGACCTTAGAAGGGAAGTATGATTCCTTCAGTGTCTCCAGTTTTTCACGATATGCTGTTTCACTTTCAAACTCAACACTTTCGGCAAGTGAAGCGAGCTTCTCTTTCTGGGTGACTGCAAGTCCCTCAGAAATCTCATCAAGAATTCCATCAGCAACCGACTCTGCGAGACGCTTGTTGAGAGAAATATTTCTTTGAATCTGCTCGTTGAGTTTTATCTCCATTTCATCAAGTTTGTCTACCATGTTGTGGAGTACATCATATTTTTCTTCAGGGATGGTTACATAATGTTCTTCAAAAAGACCCTTCATTCCTGCAAGGAATGATTCGGTCATCTCAGTTTTAATGCCATTTTCAATGGCAAGTTCGTTCTCTGAAACCCACTCTTCAGAGACGTACTCCAGATAAGCGTCAACTCGTTCGACGAGTTCACCCTTGGCGTCTTCAATCGCCTCCTGGAGTTTAACTTCATACTGTGCTTCGAGTGCTTCTCTGATCTCAACAACTTTTGATTTCAGAGCAGCCTCGAAGATTGTTTTTGCTTTGTTTTTGAAATCTTCGGAAAGTTCCTCACCGCCGAGGAGTGCGTTAACGTCTTCTTCGACATCAACCTCATCGTTAACTTCGGGGACCTCAGTTACTGTCTCCTCTTCAACAACTTCATCGACAATCTCTGGGGATTCTTCGATGACCTCATCTTCAGATTCTACTTCTTCAGTCTTGACTGGAGTTGCAGAAGTCTGTGCTGGCATTGCTGCAGCAGCACCCTTATTTACAACGTCCTTGACTGTTTTAATTTTTGGTTCTCTGAGTTTAGCAGAATTATCATCTACTTTATAGTTCTCGGGGGTTGGACCACCGAGATCTTCGTATGAACCTGTTTGACCAGGAGTAGAGACTGGGGTTGCAGATTTACCTGCAGCTTCCGCTGGTTTTGCACCAGCATTTACTGCAGTTTTGGATACTGCTACACCTGCCTCCATCTCTTGTAAGTTACCACCAGACATTTGAAACTCTCCGATTTACCTGTTTATAACTATATTTATTTAGTATTTTATAGATTTGCCAAGAAATCATTGAAGAGTTCGATTTTCTTCTCTTCAAGTTCTCTTGAGATTGTGAGTTGCTCAACTCTATTTTGAAGTGATGCAACCTTCTTTTCACGAAGGATGCTACCCTCCCAAACCCACTCTTTGCCTTCCATAATGCCTTCAACAAAAGCATCTGGTGCAGAGGGATCTGCAACAATGTCAGCAGCAGTAGCGAGCATAAAGTCGTCCGCTACAATGTTGACACCTTCATTGTTTTGCTTGAGTGAACCAATACCTCTGGAGGAAACTCCTAGTTTTACTCCCTCAGAGAGTAATGATTCTGCAATCTTACCCATTGGGGTTGATAAGATTTTTGCCTTTCCAATAAAATTGCTTCCATTCTCTTTAAGAGAAATAATTTTATGGGAGACGCGATCCAAGTTTACGGTTGGACCATCGGGATGCCCCAGTTCTCCCAGAGCACGACCCGAGTTAACATAACTCTCGTTATACCTACCAACTTCACGGCGAAGTGTTTCCATTGGATACATTCTACCATTGCGGTTTTTGATATTCCCTTGCAGGAATACTCCCTCAATGTAGAGTGACTTCTTGCCGTTTTTTCCTTCGGCAATGAATACTTTTACGTCTTCGATTTCTTCTCTGATTAGTTTCATTGCTTTTATTAGGAAACTTGTACTTGTTGAATATAAACTATACCAGATTCTGTTTGAGTTTTTACAACAAATTTGATTGACTTTCTTACGTGAGCATCTGGTGAATTAAATGCTGTCACAATTCCACTTGAGTCATGACTTACAGTCGCTCTGGAACTATAATATCCATTAGGACTTGCTATCCTGTTGACATCAGTTACGATTTTATGAGTGAAATCATAATAAGATTGTCCTGTTACAGTAAGGTTAATTGCCTCACCAACAATAAATGGACATTCTGTTCCTTCTGCAAAATCAATCAACGTGGTCGAACCAGTAGTGACTCCAACAACTCTATTAGAGCGAGGTGGTCCAATAGCAATGGTTTCTGTGTCAAATGATGAAACATAAAAGTTTTGATCTGTTGCTGTTGGATTAGTTCCAATCGCAACGTAAACTCCCACAGTTTCTGCAACGATTCTAAGAGAATCTGATTGCATTGTAATTGGATCCGATTGAGCCGAAGTTGTACCGCTCGTAAAAGTGGTATTTACTCCTACTGGATTTAATGCCTCTGCCATTATTTTACTCAGGAACTAGTGTTTCTATTTATTATTCTGCAGAAGACTCATCTTCAATCTCTTGAGATGGATCAAACATCTGAGATGCAATTTGTGGTCTTAAGGCACTAACTTTATCAGCAGACTTTGTATACAGAATGTCTTTGATCGCGTCACTAATTTGTGAAGGACTCTCATCCTTTACAATTAAGTTCATTAATTCTTCCATTTTTAATTACCAAAGAATCAGTTTTATTTATATGTTTAGATCTCAGCCGACTTTGGGATCTTGATTTCTGGAGGTTCGACAGAAGATTCGTCAACCTCTGGTTCATTTACGGGTGCTCCTAAATCACCACTGGCACTAGCGTCTTGCATTGGTTGACCAGTTACTGGATCGATAGGTTGATTGGGATCTGGAATGGTTCCGTCCGCAATCTCTTTATCGATTTGCGCATCCTCTTCAATGATCTCTTGATCAGTTTGACGTAAGATATTACGTCTTACATAATTTTGAGAGTAGTACTTGCCGATATAAGGTTCAGCAGTTGCGAGAAGATTAAGTCTCTCGGTCATCAACTCTGCTTCTTTAAGTTCTGCGAAGTGATTATCATAAAGGAAATCATATTGAATATGCTCCTCCATCATGTCCCAATCTTCGGGAGTGATGATATTTTTAAGAAGAAGTTGAGTCTTCAGCATA